GTCTTTTTCGTGGATGTTCCCCGTGCTTTCCGGAGCACTCTCTCCCTTTGAGTGGACTGAGTGGGCATCTCTCTTTTCCCCTGCGGCCATTCGGCAGGCGAATGCATATCCCCGCATGATTGCCGGACTTCCCCGGCCGTTTGAGATTACGCAAGGCACGCCGTATCCTGTCGTGGCCATCACTGAGTCTGCAGCCGAGGACGGAAGCAATGGTGCGCGATTCCTCCCTGTCTTCAAGACCACGCGGACCAAGCGCCACGAAGATGAGACCATCACTCTGATTCCGGAGGAGATTCAGGGAACCGACGACAAGACGACTCTGCGAGGATACTACCTGAAGAAACGCGGAGTGGAGATCCCTGACCCCCAAGTGGATCATCCGTTCTTTGCGGACGACAAGCCCAAGTTTCTGGATACGCAGGCGCCCATGAGTGAGGTGATCCCTGAACTCGATGCCGTGATGATGCACGGTGTCAAGCGGACCACGGATCCGTATGGAGAGGGTGCCAAGTATCTCAAGGTGTACGATGTGGCATTGTCAGCGATTCCGTGGGCCCTGTGGAAGCAGCGGTTTCCTCCTGAGCCGATCGTGAATGAACTGCCTCCACAGGTGGACCTGCCGTTTCCTGAGGCCAAACAGGACGCCCCTTCGCAGAAACTGACGGAGCAGTATGGCGTTCCGTATTTCCCCGGCAAGTCCTCGCGGTTGTGGCTTCAAGAGCAAGTGGATGCAGGTGCCTTGGTGGCGACCATGCTGTTATCCAAGGCGTCGGATGCGGGTGTGGCCCCGATGCTGGCGAGCGGAGAACTCGGAGAGATTGCGCTGCCCCCGACGGATCCCGCCCAATGCAGTCTAGGCGATGTGCCCTTCCAAGAGTTTCTGTTGCGTGGCCTGTTGCGTGGAACGACCCAGCAAGTGTGTGTTCCCCTTGAGATCATCAAGCAGGAGCGTCATCAGGCGGGGTACAAGGGTCGTAAGTTGTGGAAGGATTCGACCTCCAACGATGTCCTGATGCCAACGATTCGGCTGCTGGCATCGATCAAGCCCTTACCGCCCTCGAACAAGGCGCCCTCGCTTTCCAAGTTCGGCGCACAGCCCACCTCCAGCCAGCGTCAGCGAGTCTTGGCGGTTCTCGCTGACCCCGAGCGTCTTCCCGAAGACAAGGAGACGGATGTGCAGACCCTTCTGCAGGAGTCCATCCACTCCAACGAACAGTATACGGACAAGGAGGGGTTGTTCGTGCTGTGCGATCACACGGTGGCGATCCTCAAGGGCGACATGGAAAAAGATCGGTTGGGATTCTATCGCTCGTGGACGGCAACCCTTGACGGATTCCGAGTGTGCCGGGTGTGTGGTGAGCAGGTAAACAATGACGTTCTTGTGGATCAGGCAGAGTACACCGAGGATGGGCGTCTGGACAAGCACACCGAGGCTCTCGACCGCACTATTGTGGGTCGCGCAGAAGTGGGGGAGTACACCCGCAGTCTCCACGCCATGTTGCCCTTGTTCGTCATGACGGACCCATCGGATGCCACGATGTATCTGCTCTTGTCCCTGCTACAGGTTCTTCCTGATCCTGTGCAAGTGACACCCATTCTGCAGTATGCCCGTACCATCTCCACCGCCTTGGCCAAGACGGACAATGACACCACGCGCCGTGCTCGTGGAACGGTCGGACTTGCCGCTGCGGCCACTCTGTTGCAGACCCATCTTCCTGCGTTGACGCCTCGTCGGTCCTTCGGTCCTCGTCCGCTGATGCTCGACGGATATCCCCGCGATTCCGACAAGGCGGAGGGATTCACGATTGCGGATTCGCTGTCGATGGTGTTGCGCAAGACGTTCGAGGCCTTCCCGACTTCGTTCCAGGGTCCGTCGTTGCAGGTGCTTCGGTTTGCGCTGAACGAGCCCAAGAGTCTTCAGAAACAAGTGCTTGGATTGCTGCCCAAGTTTGTCAAGCAGTTTCCCGAGCAGTTCAAGCGGGCCAAGGACGAATTCTCCTTGCGGCCGCCGGCCCCTGAACCGACCATGCTGATTCCCGTGGTGATGCCTCCTGCTGAAATGGGTGTCTTTACGCGGTTCGCACCCTGCCCGTCGTTCCGTCTGACATGGATCAGCAAGCTCCTTCCTGTGTCGATCCAGACAACAATAGCCCTGCGTGCGGGCTTGACCTCCTCTCCATTGGCTCGACGGATTCGCATGGTTCCCTCTCCTCGCTCCCAGCCTGCTGCCATTCCGAACCCCGAGATCTCGAAGCGTCTGAAACTCCCGATTCCTGCGCGCATGAACCTGGAACCCACGGATTCTTGGACGGTGAATTCTCTGTTGATTGCTCGCTTGGCGGCCATTGCGCGCCGCCCGAACCCCGCTCGGACACTGGACCCCGCTGCATCGTCGGATCTGCTGCGTGACATCACCAAGGGCTACATTCGTGAGCTTCTGGACGTGATTGCTAAGGACCCCGAGACCCGCCGCATCTACGATCAAGTGCGCATAGAGGATGTGGCATTCTATTCCTTGCTGACCTCGGTGACGGCCGCGCGCACAGAGACCAACACTCTGCGAGCCAAGGAGCGCTTTGCAGTGACGGATCGTCTGCGTGGCATGGCGGATTCAGACCGCGACATTACCAAGCAATTGATGGATCGTGGACTGGCACCCTTCCTTGTGACTGTAGCCGATCGTGACATGTTCGCAACCCAGCTTCAGGAACAGATGGGCAGCGGAGCCGACCGGGGCGAGGATTACGAAGACCGCGAAGAGACTGGAGACCCCGCGGCAGAGGGCTACGACCTCCGCGGGGAGGACACAGTGTACGAGGATGACAATGTTCCGCCAATTGGTAACCGTGAACGTGACGATGATTCGGGTGAGTAATTTACACCCGCGCCCCGCGTAATAGATAAGATGACGACTCGCCTGCTTCAGTTGCACATGATCTACCGGAACCCCGAGACCCAGGACGACGACATCATTGTGGAGCGCGTTCCCCAGGTCCCGCAGACGTCGGATCCGCTCTTCCGCCTGTCGTTCACGACGACGGCCGCGTCGGGTAGCCGCGTCACCTACAAGACCTACTTCAACCGCCGCAACCTAGGCCGCTACCTTCAGTCGATTGTCGACAGCCTTCAGGTCGACGACGATCCGTTCCATGTGGTTCAGGTCAGTGGCAGCATCTTCCCCGCGTTCATGTACAAGGTCGACGAACTCGACTGGGAGACGCGAGAGACGATGATGGACATGATGATGATGTCGATCAATTCGGATGTGACGCGCGTTCGTTCGTAAAATGGAAAGACACTAACAAATCCAAGTACACATCATGCTGACCCTCCAGGGATATCGCATCCCCAAGGACCATCGTGAAGCCATGCTGAAGAAAGCGCTAACCGTTCGTCCCTTCTCCTTCGTCAAGCCCCAGTTTCAGCCCAAGTATAAGGTGTGGCACGAAGACTCGCAGTGGTTGTATTTGCCCAAGCACTTTGGCATCGAGCGCTACGGAGGGGTGCCCACCATGCGAGACGTGGCCAGAACCGCCGCAGAGCACTGGGCGTTTGCGGGCTCTATCCGTCCCGCTCAAGTACCCGTGGTGAACTCCTTCCTTCTTCCGGAGCCCCACGATGGCATCATCTCGCTCCACACGGGTGGCGGCAAGACGGTGTGTGCCCTGTACATTGCCTCCCAACTGAAACTCCCAACGCTAGTGATTGTCCACAACACCTTCCTGCGCGACCAGTGGATCGACCGTATCAAGGCGTTCCTGCCCAAGGCGAGGATCGGCAGGGTTCAGGCCGATGTTGTGGATGTGGCCGACAAGGATGTTGTGATTGTTATGCTCCAAACCCTTTCGATGAAGGAACTAAATGGTAACCTCTTCGCCCCTATCGGTCTGGTCATTGTGGATGAATGTCACCACATCGCTTCAGAAGTGTTTGTGCAAGCGCTATCCAAAGTTACGTCAAGGTACATGCTTGGTCTTTCGGCCACTCCCGAACGCAAAGACAAGCTGATGCACGCCATTCACTGGTTCCTCGGTCCGTTGCTGTACAAGTCCGATACGGGCGATTCCGTGGATGTCCAGGTCCGTGTGGAGATGTACGAGTACCAGAACGATGACCCTGAGTTCAATGAGATTGTGACGTCGTCGCAGGGCATGGTGTCGGTGCCCATCATGGTGAACAAACTGGCCAACTGCGAGGACCGCACGAAGTGGCTGGTGAAGATTCTCGTGGATGTCCTCGAGGAGGGGCGACAGGTGTTGGTCTTGTCCGATCGTGTCCAGCACTGCAAGGACATTCTCGAGGGACTGCCCGACGACATCAAGGAGCAGGCGTGTATCCTGAGCCAATCGGTGAAGTCCGATGTCCGCACCGAGTACTGCAAGACCAAGACGATTCTGATTGCAACCTACACAATGTGTCGTGAAGGATTTGATGTCCCATCTCTCAATACGCTTCTCATGGCGACACCTAGGCCCGATATCGATCAGATTGTGGGTCGTATCCTGCGTGTAGAAAAGGCGGGACGTGCGGTTCATCCATTGATTGTGGACATTGTGGATCCTCAGTTCAAGCGGCAGTTTGGAGCACGGAACACGCTCTACAAGAAGCGGCAATACAAGGTCGCCCGCATGCTCATGCCTTCGGCTTCAGCTGGGCCACCGAAGGAGTCGCGACCAGCTTCGGCTTCGGGGTCGGGGTCGGTGGAGGAGGACTCATAGGTGCCACATTTCCACCCAGTTCGTTGGCCGAGTCGACGAAGATCTCAATCTTGTTGAGTCCGTTGGTCTCCTCTGGCTTCGAGATGTCATTGTAGCGCTCCATCTTGGCCGAGAACTCACGCGCAACGGAGCTCGGAATGGGCGGGCTCAGTTCGGCCAGACGGTCGTACTGATCCTTGACATACTTCAGGAAATCGCCAGGCTGCATACGCTCGTCACGAGGCAGACGCAGTTCGACATTGATGAAGCGGTACAATTTTGCATAGTGGATTGCTGACATGCGGTGACCCTCCGAACGCTTGGCCCAGGCAAAGTAGGTGCCGACCGTGTTCAGAATGCCAATCACAAGCGAGCCCACACCCAGCGAGGTGGCAGCCAACTGCTGGTTACCTGCGAACAGGCTCGACGAACCCGCGTTCAGAAACGCCACGGCGCCCGAGCCCACAATCACGGGCAGGTCAATGTAGACCTTGCGTCGTGTAAAGATGCTCTCGGCCTTCTTGTGCATGATCGCCAAGCCGTTGGCCTTCTCGCCTGTCTGGGCAAAGTACTCTTCCAGCACAATCGTCCAGCTGATGCGATCCGCAATCTGGAGGGTGTTTCCTGATTCACCCATTTTGTTTTAAACGCAGAGAACAATGTTGTGGCCGCCTAAGTACTTTCGAGGCCTGTCCACGCGCCGGAAGAGCCAACGCCGTCGTGAAATTACCCGCAGGGCACGGATGTCGTGGAAGAACCCAGCTGCCTACCGTCCGTTTGCCACAGACCGCGGAACACATCGTCGGCCGTCTTCGTATTCCTCTCGATTCCACACCAAGTACCCTGGTGTCACCGGATTGCCCGCGATTGCCAAGGCTACGCGTCTACCGATAAGCGTCTTGACTAAGGTCTACAACCGTGGGCTGGCTGCATGGCGCACGGGTCACCGTCCTGGAGCCAGCCAACATGCATGGGGTATGGCACGTGTACATTCGTTTGTGCTCCATGGAAAAACGTGGAGGACGGCAGACGCCGATCTAGCAAATGTTAAATAATAGTAAATGCGACGGTACAGGTTAAATCTGTATGCACTGGCATACACTCGAACTCACATTGGTAGCGGAAATGTGATACCGCCCTTGCCCAGCGTATTTCCTGCCGGACTGTATGGATCCTCTGGCAACAGTAACGCATATGTGATCAAATATACGCCATCAGGGACTGTTCAATGGGCGGGCTATGTGTCTGGACTGACAGGTAACGTATCGAGTGTTGTTGTGTCATCTGACTCGGTAAATAACATCATCCTCGGCGGTACGACGACGACGCCAACCGGATCGACTGAGTTTTACGATTCGAGTGGTATTGGGTATGCGTCTGGTCCCGTGGTTGCCGCGGCAACCACAACGTCATTCATTGTCCAGTATTCATCAACTGGATCGTTCAACTGGGTATCTGAAATCCTTTCAAGTGGTGGTTTGGTCTCCATGCAGCGCTTGAAGGTCGATTCCTTGCAGAACGTGGTCGCGACAGGCTACTACCAAGGATCCAACGTGACTGCCTACACTGCAGCCGGAACCGCCTTCTCGAACGTACTTCCCTCGAATGCCACGAGTTCCTCCTTCTCGAATGCGTGGATTGCTCAGTATACGCAAGCAGGAGCCGTGAATTGGTTCACCCGGTTAACGAGTACGAGCAACACATTTGGATATGGAGTAATCGCCGATGCATCGAGGAACGTGATTGCAGCGGGAACCTACGTTGGAGTGTTGACTGCGTATAATTCCAGCAACGTTGCGTTTGGAACCACACTTCCCGCAAACACCACGAACTCCACCTTCTCGAACGCGTACATTGCCCAGTATAGCCCGACAGGAGCCGTGAATTGGATGACGCGAGTGGAGGGTCTCAGCAATACATTTGCTTGCAACGTGACCACCGATGCGTCGAAGAATGTGACCGTGACGGGGTTCTACATTGGATCCAACGTGACTGCGTACAGTGCAAGTGGAACAACGATTGGTGTCCTGTTAGGAGGTTCGTTCTCTAATGCGTTTGTCGCAAAGTATGACCCATCTGGCACTCTCCTGTGGTTTGCTAACGATATTGGCGCGAGCAACGTGTCGAACGTGGCAGTGACTACAGATGCATCCAACAACATTTTGACAGCCGGATCCTTCATAGGATCCACAATGTCTCTGAACAATGGGGTTATCGGTTCGTATGTTACGGTTCCTGCCAATTCCGTGCTCGCCGCGAATACAAATACTTACATCGTACAGTATACATCATCTGGAAATCCCCAGTTGGTTGGGTATATTGGAGGATCCTCTAACACGATCAATTCCAACGTGGCTGTCGATGTGTCTGGAAACGTGGCTGCGGCGGGGTGGTACATTGGATCCAACGTGACTGCGTACAATTCCAGCAAGGTTGCGTTTGGGACAACGCTTCCCGCAAACGCCACAAATTCCACCTTCTGCAACGCATGGATCACCCAGTACAACCAGTTGGGAAATGTGAATTGGTTGACGCGATTGGCGAGCACGAGCAATACACAAGGCTTTGGCGTGACTACCGATGCATCGAGGAACGTGGTTGTGACTGGGTACTACATTGGATCTAACTTGACTGGGTACAATGCGAACGGCGTATCTGGAGGTGTGCTCGCTGGTATCAATGGAGTTTTTTCGAATGCATTTATCGCAAAGTATGACCCGTCCGGCACTCTCGCGTGGATGGCCAACGGCTTTGCTGGGAACAACATGTCGAACGTGGCTGTGGTAACAGACTCATCGAACAATAGTCTGACGATTGGCTCTTTTACAGGCTACTCCGTAGGTCTCTACAATTCAGGTCTGACCATCACCACAGTCACGGTTCCCGTGAATTCCACCGCCACAAACTACAACGCATACATTGTACAGTATGACCCGTCCGGAACCCCGCAATGGGCTGGATATCTGGCAGGCACGTCCAACACGTGCAACACCGGCGTAGTTGCCGATTTGTCTGGCAATGTGGTTGCGGTTGGACGGTACGGTGGCGTGGTGACTGCGTATAATTCCAGCAACGTGGCCTTCGGAACCACGCTTCCTTCTAATACTGGAAACCCAGGCTATTCAAACGTCTACATTGCACAGTACAGTTCAACGGGAACCGTGAACTGGTTGGTGCGCATGTCAAGTCCCTATATTACCACGACTGCGAATGTCACCAAAGATGGATCCAATAACGTACTTATCACGGGCAATACGCAGGCACCGGTCCTATACAATTCAGACGGGACCTCGATTACGAAGTCGGGCGCGTATTTGGGTGGATACATTGTCCAGTACAGTCAAACCGGATTTGTGAATTGGATCGGCTGTGTTGGCGGGAGCACCACGTCTATCGGTTATGCCGCGGCCGTGGATGCATCGAATAATGTCACCTTCACAGGTACTTACGTTAACACGACACCCGCGATTGACTTCAACGGATCTCAGTTCGGAACCACACTTCCCCCAAACGCCACGAGCGCCCTCCTCTCGAACGCGTTCATTGCCCAGTATAGTCAGACAGGATCCGTGAATTGGTTGGCGCGGTTGGAGAGCACGAGCAATACGTTTGGTTATGGCACGGCCGTCGACGCTTCGAAGAACGTGATCGTGACTGGATATTACGTTGGATCCAACTTGACTGCGTATGGAAGTGGTTTGACGTTCGGACTGCTCACTGGAGGTAGCAGTACAAGCTCTAACTCATTTGTTGCAAAGTATGACTCATCTGGCACTCCCTTGTGGTTGGCCAATGGTACCACCACCACGAGCAACGTGTCAAACATGGCTGTGGCAACAGACTCGTCGGGTAGCATCCTGACGGCTGGAACTCTTACAGGACCCATAGTGACTCTCTACAATGGAACTGTGAATACTAACGGAATTATGCTCCCTGTTAATTCATTCGCCAACACAAACCCGAATGCATTCATCGCACAGTACACCTCAACCGGAGACCTCCAGTGGGTTAACTATTTGACAGCACCGACCTATGTGTTCCCTACTTTTGTCACTGCGGATTCGTCAGGAAACGTGACCGCGGTGGGGGGCTACATCCGACCGTTAACTCTGTACAATTCCAGTAATATTGCGTTTGGAACCACGCTTCCCGCCAATGCCGGCAATGCCGCTAACACTAATACATTTATTGCCCAGTATAGTCAGTTAGGAAACGTGAATTGGTTGACGCGGTTAGAGAGCACGGGCAATACAGACAGTTGTAACGTAGGCATCGACGCTTCGAACAATGTGATCGCAGTAGGACGCTACAGCGGGTCCGTGACTGCATATAATTCAACTGGAGGTTCGATTTCACAACCAAGTACCAGTGGATACAATGGATACATTGTTCAATATAACCAATTAGGAATCGCGAATTGGATAGCGACACTGCAAAACAGCAGCACAGTATATGCTTATGGAGGTGTCTCCGATGCATCCAACAATATCATCGCTATGGGACAATACTCTTCATCCCCAATTACTGCGTACAGTTCTAGCCGTGTCGCGTTTTCGAACGTGCTTCCGGCTTCTGCTCCGACTTTTTCGAACTCGTGGATTGCCCAGTACAGCCAAACAGGAGCCGTGAACTGGTTTGCATACCTGGCGCAGACGGCGGGTGACAGTTATGCAAGTCCTTGTAACGTGACAACAGATGCATCGAACAATGCGATCTTAGTAGGAACCTACGCCGGAACGCTGACCGGGTACAGTGCCAGCAATGTCGCATTAAAAACGCTTCCTTCATCTGGGGCATTCTCCAACGCCTGGGTTGCTCAGTATAGTCAGACGGGAGGCGTCAACTGGATGTTATACTTGACGAGCACGGCTAAAACATTTGGATATGGCGTGGCCACTGACGCTTCGAAGAACATAATCGTGACGGGATCTTACACTGGAATTCTGACCGCATACAATTCCAGCGACGTTGCAGTTGGAACGCTTCCTTCGAATATCCTCGGTTCAGCCTACTCAAATGCATACATTGCTCAGTACAACTCATCGGGAACTGTCCTCAACTGGTTTGTTCGATTGGTCGCCACGAACGGCATACTTCCGTACAGCGTCGCCACTGACGCTTCGAAGAATGTGACCGTGACAGGTTGGACCTTCGGCTCCAACTTGACTGCGTACAATTCCAACGGAACCGCATTCGCAACCGTATTGCCGGCAAGTGGTACCGGCAACGCGTTCACGGTACAGTATGATTCATCTGGAAACGTGAAGTGGTTGGCGGGAACCAATGCTGCAAACGCGCGCGGAACGAGTATTGCGCGTGGCGGGTCGGGTAGTATGGTCACTGCAGGATTTTACAGCACAACTTCTGCAACAATTACTGGTGTTCTATCCACGTCTGTAGCCGGTGCCACGTTGACCGGAACTGCAGGTAGCAGTTTAGCACTTGTGACCAAGTACTCTCCGAGTGGAACCGTGCAATGGGCGGGGAAACTCATATCCTCAGCGTCTGCATTTGGCTGCAACGTGACCACTGACGCGTCCAATAACGTGACACTGACAGGTTACTTCACCGGGAGTAACATAACCGCGTTCAATGGAAACGGTACTGTAGGGGGTATGCTTCCTAGCGGAGTGATTACGAACAACGCGTTCACGGTACAGTATGATTCATCTGGAAACGTGAAGTGGCTGGCGGGAAGTAGTAACGCAATCGCATTTGGACTAAGTGTCGCGCGTGGTGTATCGGGCAGCGTGATTGCGTCGGGGTACTACAATACGGCGGGTGCGGTGTTTAGCAATGCAATAACACCGGGAGCCGTAGTGGCGGGATATACAGGGGCTCCCTCGGCGCTGGTGACCAAGTATTCTCCCAGTGGAACCATTCAGTGGGCTACCAAACTTGCATCAAGTACGAATACAACCGGCTCCAACTTGATTATTGATTCATTAAACAATGTCATTGTCGTAGGAGCGTACACTGGAATTAACTTGATCGGATACAATGCGAATGGGGCGATTGGAGGCTGTATCACTACAAGGGCGCACGGATTCTCTAATGCGTTTGTCGCAAAGTATGACTCGTCGGGCACTCTCGCGTGGATGGCCAATGCGCTTGGAGCGAACATCGCCGCCATAGGCGGCGTCTCGAATGTGGCAGTGACTACAGATGCATCCAACAACATTCTGACAGCCGGATCCGCTACCGCCACCACGGTATTCATCTACAATGCGAACATCGATTCCTATGTCACGGTTCCTGTCAATTTCGCGACCGTCGCAATCTCGAATCCATACATCGTACAATACACTTCCGCTGGAGTCCCACAGTGGATTGGGTATTTGCGAGGCTCATCTAACATGGTTAACTATAGCGCGAGTGGCGATGCGTCTGGAAACGTGGTGGTGACAGGCACCTACAATGGATTCAGCGTGACTGCCTACAATGCCAACGGAACCGCCTTCTCGAACGTACTTCCCTCGAATGCCGTGAGCCCTGTCTTCTCGAATGCGTGGATTGCCCAATACAGCCCGACAGGCGCCGTGAATTGGTTGACTCGATTGGCGAGCACGAGCAATACGTTTGGATACGGTGCGACCACCGATGCGTCGAAGAATGTGATCGTAACGGGATCCTATATTGGAACACTCTCTGTGTACAATTTCAACGGAACCGCATTCGCGACGCTTCCCGCAAACGCCACGACCTCCACCTTCTCGAACGCGTTCATTGCCCAATACAGCCCGACAGGAGCCGTGAACTGGGTGGCGCAGTTGGCGAGCACGGATAACACAAGTGGTTGTAACGTGAGCATCGACGCTTCGAACAATGTGATCGCAGTAGGATTCTATGCCAGAATACTGACCGTGTACAACTCCAGCAACGTTGCGTTTTCGAACCTACTCGACTCGAATGTCCAATATTCCAACACCTATATTGCCCAGTACAGTCAGACAGGAGCCGTGAACTGGGTGGCGCGAATGTCGTCAACCATCCTCCAGTCCAACGTATTTGGATACGGTGTGGCTACCGATGCGTCGAGGAACGTGATTGTGGCTGGAACATATAACGGCAACCTATTTGCGTACAGTTCCAGTAACGTCGCGTTCGGAACCATAGTTCCGGCTGTTAACGGCTCGACTAACAGCGGTGCATTTGTCGCTCAATATAGTCAAGCAGGGGCCGTTAACTGGTTGGCTTACTTGTCTAGCAGAACGAATACAACTCTGTACAGCGTGGCTACCGACGCCTCGAAGAATGCGATCGTAACGGGAGCCTATTCCGATATCCTGACTGCGTACGACTCCAGCGGAAGAGTGTTCTCGAACGTGGGTCCGGTCATTTCCGGTAATTCTATCGCCTATATTGCCCAATACAGCCAGACAGGATCTGTGAATTGGTTGGCATATCTGTGTAGCACGAGCACTACGGTTGGATGTAACGTGGCAGTCGACGCGTCCAACAACGTGACAATAACTGGTTACTACGTTGGATCCAACTTGATTGCGTACAGTGCTAACGGAACCGCATTCCCAACAATAGTATCGGGGGGAGGTGCGAGCAACGCGTTCACAGCCAAATATGATTCGTCTGGAAACGTCTTGTGGCTGGCTGGAAGCAGTGGCGCAGTTGCAGTTGGAGTAG